AATCGGGGGTAAAACCTGAAATTAAGGCCGGCTGAAAGATGATTTTAAACGGCCTTTTTTTTTTTTTTTTAAAACCTCTTTTTTTTTACGGGGGTTGGGGGCAAAGAGACCAAAAAAAGCCAATACTAAGCGGGTCTCACAGCAACTCATTTGTAAGGGGCGTGTATGATGAGTGCCTGAGGATATTAGAAAGCGGTGGAGAGTATTTGTGGCACGATGTGTTTCCGGGGCTTTCTGTGTCTAACACCAATGCTAAGGATTGCAGGATAGACATTGACAGAAGACAGAGGTTTGAGACACTGGAGTTTACTTCTATTGGTACAGGCAATGCTGGTTTGTACCGTGCTGCGACCTTGTTATACTGCGATGACCTTGTGAGCGGTATAGAGGTAGCGTTGTCTAAAGAGAGGTTAGACAAGCTGTGGGAGATTTACACAACTGACCTGAGGCAGAGAAAGATAGGAAATGTGTGTAAGGAACTGCACATTGCGACAAGGTGGTCGGTGCACGATGTAATAGGCAGGCTTGAGGAGAGATACGAGGGCAGTGAGAGGGCTAAGTTTATAAAAGTACCTGCACTTGATGAGAACGATGAATCTAACTTTGATTATCCTTACGGCGTTGGGTTTAGCACGGAGTTTTACCACGAACAGAGGGAGACGATGGACGACGCGTCTTGGAGGGCGTTGTATATGAACGAACCTATAGAGCGTGAGGGGTTATTGTATCACGAGGGTGAGCTCAGGAGATACTTTGAGCTTCCTACTGGAGAGCCTGACGGAATACTGGGGATATGCGACACTAAGGACAAGGGAGCTGATTATGCTTTTCTGCCTGTAGGGTATGTGTACGGTAAGGATTATTACATTGAGGACTGCGTGTGTGACAACAGTCTTCCTGAGGTGGTGGACGCTAGGCTTGCTGATATTCTGATTAGGCAGAAAGTACAGATGTGCAGGTTTGAGAGCAACTCAGCTGGTGGCAGGATTGCTGAGAAGATACAGGGGATTGTGAAGGAAAAGGGCGGTATTACACATATTACGACAAAGTTTACGAGCGCGAATAAGGAAACGAAGATAATATTAAACAGTGCGTGGGTTAAGGAACACTGCCTGTTTAAGGACGAGAGCTTGTACACGAGACAGAGTGATTACGGTAAGATGATGAATATGCTTACGACATATACGGTCGCTGGTAAGAATAAGCACGATGATGTACCTGACGGTATGGCTATGTTTTCGGAATACGCTCAGAGCTTTGATGTAGCAAAGGTGGAAGTATTCAAGAGACCGTTTTGAATAAATATACAAAATGCTTTACAAATACTGTATAATAGTGTATAATACACATTATAGAGCGCATTATTGCGAGAGGTTTTGACCTCGAACATTAGTGCGCTCTTTTTTGTTTTGAGAAAGGGGGTTTAATGCAGAGTCCAACGAAAAATTTTAGCGGAAGACGCGTTATTACGTCTTGCGTTGATGTGGTAGACGAGAGCAATGTACTGGACGTGCTGAGAGAAGTGCTTTATATGCACGACATCAACAGGGCTGAAATTGATTACCTATGGAGATACTACAGAGGCGAACAGCCTATAAGATTCCGTGAGAAGGAAGTAAGACCTGAGATTTGCAACAAGATAGTGGAAAACAGAGCAAATGAGATAGTGTCATTCAAAGTTGGCTATCTTTGTGGTGAACCTATCCAGTATGTAAGTAGGAGCAGTGAAGAGAAGATTGTAGAACAGATAAACCAGCTCAATGAACTAATGTTCTCTGAGGATAAGGACGCAAAAGACCAAGAGCTTGTCGAGTGGCAGATGATATGCGGTACTGCGTTTAGGCTGGTTACACCAGATGATAAAGGGGAACAGGAAAACGCGCCCTTTGAAATTAACACATTAGACCCTAGGGATACATTTGTTGTTTACTCTGAGGAGATAGGCAATAAACCTCTTATGGCGGTCAAGATAGGCAGGAATAAAGACAGAAATGTCAGGTATTCCATATACACGGATAAGATGTATTTCAGAATTGAGGATATGAGGATATTGGAGAGTAAACCCCACGTTTTGGGTGTGATACCAATATTCGAGTATCCGGCCAACAACGCAAGGCTGGGGGCATTTGAAATAGTTCTTCCTCTGCTTGACGCTATCAATAACGTTGTGAGCAATCGTCTTGATGGCGTTGAGCAATTCATACAGGCATTCATTAAATTTGTGAACTGCGACATATCAAAAGAAGAGTACAAAGAGTTTTTGGAGTTGGGTGCAATCAAGGTTAAGTCGGTTGACGGTCAGAAGGCAGATGTGGATATGGTCACAACCGAGTTGAACCAAGAACATACCCAGACGCTCAAAGAGGATTTGTACAACGCGGTACTTACTATTTGTGGTATGCCTAACAGAAACGGTGGCTCTTCCACAAGTGACACTGGAACAGCGGTATTATTAAGAGATGGATGGTCTCTTGCGGAAGCGAGGGCGAAGGACTCGGAACACATGTTTAAGAAGTCCGAAAAGAAAATGCTGAAACTAGTATTGAGGATTTGTAGGGATTGTGCTGATTTTGATTTGAGACTTGGTGATATAGCGATGAAATTTACCCGCAGGAATTACGAGGCTATTCAGAGCAAATCACAAGTGCTGGTATCAATGCTACAGCAGCCTAAAATCCATCCTAGACTTGCATTCTTACATTCGGGCTTATTTACGGACGCTGAATCAGCGTACGCTATGAGCAAAGAATATTACGAGGAATGGGAACAGAAAAACAGTGTTAGTGAAAACACTTCAAAAAACGCAGATGTCAGTCAAGACAATAAAACAGAAAGTGAGAATAACACATGACATTACAGGAGCTACTAAAAGACAGTTACAAAGAAGGAATGGCAATCAGTGAGATAGAGGAGGCGTTAAAAGATTTTACCTTGCCTGAGGACAAATCAGCTGAAATTGAAAAATTAAAGAACGCTGTGTCTAAGGCTAACAGTGAGGCTGCCGAACACAAGAGGAAGCTAAGAGAAACGCTATCCGATTCTGAGCAGAAGGCTCAGC